CCTCCTGATTCAGTGTATCTTAAAATTTGGGAAGTAGGCATTTGTGTAAGCCCTATTTGATTGGCATAATTATAAACATCAGCAACAACACCTGTTGGGTCAGAAGTAGATGCTAACATATCACCATTTCCTTTGTTATTAAAAGTATTCCAATCGGTAGAACTTAAATATCCATTATCGGTAGTATTAGCTTGAGCTATAGTTATATTTGGAGTGGTCCCCCCTGAAGAAGATAATGGTGCTGATGCAGTAACGGATGTTACAATAGTGCCAGCAGAACCAGAAAAGTTAATAGAAGAAATAGCTTGAGCTGGAGATGCAACTCGAACAGCCCCTGAAGAAGTACCTGATGACATTACAACACAAGCCATAATAGAATGAGCAACCGAAGCTGAGGCTGTGTCTGCGGCATGTGTCATCTCTATTCTATCGGTAGATGTAGATGAACCCGTTCCTCCCTCTACTACTATTATAGTGGTGGTAGCGGATGTTCTCACACATGTTATAATTCTTTGAGAATTAATAATATAATTGTCACTTCCTGTAACAGGAATAGATATAAATGTACTCATACTACAAAGATAATCAAAAAAAAAGAGGACCTATAAAAAGTCCTCTTAATTAAATTTACTAAAGCTTTTACTTAAGCGTTTATAACACTTACTGGAGCTTTTACTAATACAACATCAAACACAGGGTTTGTCCAAGATGTTTCTAATGCTGCCTTTACCGCCTCTTGAAGTTGCACTTGCACATCAAAACCTACTTGAGCAGCTGTTTTAACTGTTGTAGTTGTACCATCTTCATACTGAATAAGTGTGTCTACATTTGTTGCAGTTGCAGCACGAATAGTTTTTATACCATTAATACTCACTAACTGATTTCCTTGAAACGCTGCTACTGCTGTTCCTTTTAAGTTTAAATACTTTTGCATAATAAAAAAATTTATGAGTTAATAAAGTACAAAGGTAATAAAAAAAAGGGACTCGAAAGCCCCTTCTTTTAACCAATAAACATAACATGAATTATGAATAAACAAACACTTACCTATACGTAAGTTTTTTTAAAAGGTTACGTTTTACTTTAACTTTTTTTCTAACATCTTCATTACCTCTATTCCCTCATCTGTCTGAAGGTATGAAGCTAATGCAGATACTGGCTCTTCCCCAAAAGGAACAGTCATCATCTTTTTCTTGTTATCTTTTAAGCCAAAGTAAATATCCCTCTTATTATTTCTTAGGGTTACTAAACCTTTACTTAAAGCTTTTTGAGCTAAATCCTGAAGTTGTAACATTGGGTCATCCAACATCTCTAAAAACTCTACAGGATTGTTTCTTGAATATAACCTAACATCTCTTTTTATTTCTGCACTACTCATTTTCCCAACCCTTGAGCCCATAAGCACTCTAGCAATAGATTCAGCCATTTCAATAGACATTTCTTTAGCCGCAATCTCTGCCTCTAACTCAATATCCATAGACTCCACATCATCAGCGGCATCTTTTTCTGTATTTACCTCCTCAAATATTTGTCCAAATCCTGGGTGTAAACTTAAGAACCATTGTAGTACAGGGTTTGTTTTAGGAACCGTTAAATATCCATCCTCGAAAACTACAGGCTCTAATATAGCGTTATCATCCTGCTCATCCTCAAAAGGTGTTTTTTGGTTTCTTGCATAACGAAGAGGTCGGTTAACTCCTTTCTCTTCATCAAAATGTAGTAGTGGGTATCTTCGTGTGTTTCTTGAAGAAAGCATAAAGCTTAATGGGGTTGTGCTAGCCTTTAGCACATAGATTTTGTCTTTTAATTGTAATTTCATTTTATTTAATTTTAAATTTAAAAAAAGGGGAGGGATTAACCTCCCCTGTATTATTTCTACTTCTTAGCTCTTAAATAAGAAGAAGTTGTTTGCACCTAATGTACAAAGTGCTCTCTCAGAAAGGAAGTTTACTTCCATCGCATCAAGGTCACTTGTAGCAGCACCGCCAGCAGAACCTGTTATCCAAGTTTTGTAACGTCTGTCTTCAGTCTCAGAAGCTCTGTATCTAACGTGTAAGAAAGGTCTACGAGCATTTTTACCCATAACCTGGTCGTATACATTAGTAGAACCAGCTGGAACTAACACACCATTTACAACACCAGCAGTTAAACCACCTCTTAATGTTGCATCGTTAAGGTATTTCCAGTCAGACTTATAGAACTCATATCCTCTTTTGAATCCTGAGAATCCAAGGTTAAGTGCCATTTCTTCGTCATTGTCAAACAATCCGTAAGAAGTACCACCTGCACCGTAAGAGTTTTGAGCAGCTAACATGTCATCAATATCAAATCCCATTTGTCTGTTAACAAAAAGAACATTCTCTTGAATTGCACCTTGCTTATCTAATCTCTGGATGATAGCATCAAAATCAGCTAACGCTGTTGGATTACCACCAGACCAAACATTTCCTCTGTTTTCGATAGAATCAAATAAACCTTGAGTACCTGCACTGTTAGGTAATGTAGAACCTGCTGGGTAAGCAGCTCCATTTAAAGCTGTTAAAGCAGCAGAACCAGTTTCAGCTGGAACTCCTTCAATCATAGCCATCTCTAGGTAATCATCATATCTTAAACGAGTCTCGTGCTCAGACTTAATGTACCAAAGGTATCCATCAGCACCATTCTCTGATGTTACTTCAACCCAACCAATTTGAGCCATATCAGAACCAGCAACAACGTACTTGTCTTTTATGATAATTGGTTTGTTGTCAAAGATTACAGGGTCAGCCTCTAAAGAACCAACCATTCCAGTTGAACCTTTTCTAAATTCTGAACCGTAAACAAAAGCAACAATATCAGCTACAGCTACTGTGAATGAAGCACCGTTCTCATAAGGAGCTACAGTAAATTCAGTAGTACCACCTACATTAACTGTTACAACAACACCTTTAATTAGTTTGTTGTCAGCAGCTGATGATAGCATAACTGTTTGTCCAACTCTAAAGTTACACGTACCAGCCGCAATATCTAAAGTTTGAATACCAGCGGCTACTGCTCCAGCAGTTACTCCTGTATATTGTGTATGTAATCTTCCTTGCTCTTCCCATTTAATAAGGTCTGAGTTTGTAGGCATCTCTGCCCCTACCATTCTTAAGAAAGCGTTGATAGACCTGTTTCCATATCTCTCAAATTCTCTCTCATAAGTATCTGGTAAGTACTGATTCAGGAAATTAAAATCAGTAATGTAATTAGTAGGCAACGTTGCCTTACTAGCGGATGGTGTTAACGCTGGTTGTCCAGCTGCACCTGTTATAGCTCCTGCCATTTTTTTTAGTTTTTAATAGTTATTTTTTTTTACTTCTTATTCGTAGCTTACCCGAACCTCTTTCTTCACTCATAGCAGTAACTTTAAAACCTCCCTTAGATACACTCTCTGATGCTTTTCTAACTGGCATGTCTACATTTTTAGACTCCCTAGTTACATCACCGATTGCATCTGCTTGACCTTGCTCGTAAAAATACTTCGCAAAAGCCTCAGGATTCATCGCTACTGATAGAGCTCTGTGATACGCATTAGCATCCTTTAAGTAACCGTCCTCATTAACATGACTGCTAATAAAGTTAGTAACGTCAGACTGAGCTTTCTTTAGTTGCTCTGGGTTACCAGGCTTATAAGTTAACTCCCTCTCTCCTACCTTAAATTCAAAACCTTTGAATCCTTCGGAGAATAGTTTGTTAGTCTTATCTAAAAAGTACTCCTGTCTTTTTAAATTTTGCTGCTGCGAATCTTTAGATTCTTCAGCATATTTCTTGTAAGCATTGTAGTTTTCTCTCTCACCTTCTGGAACAAAATCACTACTTGACTCAAGTGGCAATTTGTACTGCTCCTTCTGTTTGTTAAAATACTCCTTTGCTTTTACAAGCTCTTCTTTCTTGGCAATCTTAATCTTTCTAATCTCCGACTCCTCATCCATTTCTTCATCATAACCAAATCTTTCCTCTAACTCAAACGCAATATCGTCAGAATCTAGGTGTTTCTTGGTTTCAGACCAATAATCAGCCAAGAGGCTGTCTGGGTTAGCTTTATCAAAATCTTTGTTTAACTTATCAAAGTCATTGATTCCCCTTCCAGTTTCTTTTTTAAACTTTAAGAAAGTAGAGACATCCTCTGGAAGTTCCTCATTACTTTCTCTCTGCTCAAATAACTCTTCAATAGAGTTAATTTCTTTATCCTTATACCTGTTCTTTATGTATGAAAGAACGTCAGTATCTTGTAATTCTTTTTGTTCAACCTCTTCTGTTGACTCGGTAGCTACTTCTTCTTTCTCACTTACTGGCTCCTCTACAGCTACTTTTTCTTCTGTTTTAGGTGCATCTGCATCCTCAAACTGTTGCTCGTGCTTCTCTAAAAGTTCAGCCTCTATCTGCTGTTTTGACTTTTCGGGTTCCGCACTAACCTCTTTTACTTTAAATCCGTCCATTATATTCTATTTTAATTTAATTTAATTCTCTGATTACAAAGGTAATAAACTTTTTTATATTTATCTAGGCTCAAATTCAGCTAAATCAAAACCATCTAAGCTATCTTCGTTAGATTCAAAATCTATTGGAGGTAGGTCATTTTGCTTTTGATTAACTATTTTTGATGTTTGAGTAGACTGCTGGCTAATTCTTTCAGACTTTCCTTTCTCTCTCTCATTCTCTCTACGCTGTAAAGCCTCAGCTTCCTGTCCTTTAATCTGCATCTGCATGTTAAACTCTACCTGCATTAACTCTTTCTTAAGGTTAGCCTCTGCATTCATCTTCTCAATCTCAAACGCTATCTCAGCCTGCTTAACCTGAATCTTAGACTGCATCTCAGCCTGTGCTTGCTGCATCGCTGACTCAGCAGCCGCTTGTTGAGACTGCATGTTTATTTGCGACTGCATCTGCATCTTCTCATTCTCTCTATCCACATCCTGCTTCTGCTTATTCTTTCTCTTAACCTTAAGAAGCTCATTTGCCATCTTAATATTCTTAATCTGACGAATATCAATAGCATCTTCCAGCGTAATTTGGTCTCTGCTAAGTGCCATCTGTATATTAGCCTCAAGCTGTGCCTTTTGTTCCTCATCTGGAGAAACTTCAATAAAAATTCCAAAATCATGGAGATACAAATTGTTGATGTCCTCTAAAATATTTATATTATATTTTCCAATTTGATTTGCAAATTCTTCCCTGAAGTCAGAATACTCTAATACATCAGCAACCCTTACAGATAACGCCTCCGCTAATTTTTTAGTAATAAATAAACTACCATCTAATATATGTCTAGTAGCAGTGTTGGAATTTAGTGCTGCTAATTTCTGAACACCTACCAATGCGTTAGGGTCTGGAGTAGAACCATCCCTAGCCTCATTTAAACCTGTTACATCCCTAATCATACCTAAGTAATGATTATAGGTACTGATTAAGCTAGCCATCTTAGCTTGACCACTATTAGAGTTTAGTTCCTGAATAGGAACCTTACCGTGGTTAAACTCACCATCCTGTGTAAAGCTTCTACCGATAACACTACCTGTTTGGAAGTACATCTTAAGTGCGTCCTCTGGGTTGTATGCAGCTCCTGTTCCTAGGTCCACCTCATTAATACCATCCGCATCTATGTACACACCATCTGGAACTACCTTAGCAATTACTTGCTGTAGTTTAAGGTGTGTCATCTGAATTAAATCAGCGAATGTTGTCATTCGTCTAACTAATGACTCAACAACTCCTTTATACATTCTTGGTGCAACACCTATGTAGTTTGGTAGTGCATACTGAGAGGCTGACTTAGGTCTAACCATATTCTTAGCAAGCTCCCACTTAATTAGTTTATTACTTCCGAGTATCATAATACCCTCATACCACACATCAATTCTTTTCTCTATTCTTTCGAATCTCTCCTCTGTTCCTTCTGGTGGGTTAAAGTTCTCATCTTTTCTAACAACCCTTTCACCACCGTTCTCTAAATACTTTTTCTTATAAACAAACTTCTTATCTGTTTTGTAGTTATAATACAACAAGGTAACTACATCTTTCTGAAAGATATCGTTCTGATACTGTCTTGTAACACCGTAATAATCATACCACCCTGAGCTGGTATCTGCAATCTCTTGTAACTCTTCCTTAGTTATATCTGGCTTTATTTTAATAAGCTCTGTAATTGGCACCTGTTTTACTTCTCCGAAATAAAAACAATCCTCAAACGTAGGACTTTCTGTGTAGCTATATACTAATGTTGCTGGGTCTACGTAGTCAACCTTAACACCTGAGTTAGGTAAAAACTCGTGCTTTACCCATCCCATACCTACTGTAGCTATGTCGTAGTTATATCTTTTCTGAATATCTGAATAATGATTTTGCTCTAGTAAGGTGTTGATAGCTTCTTCCTCTGCAATCTCTATCCCTGGCTTATAGTTAAGCTGCATGTGTAGTTGTAGCTCTTGGTCATCAGCAGGTAAATCCTCAGCTGCTGTGTTAAATGCATCTATACCAAACTGTTCCTTACTCTGTAGTAAGAAATCTTTAGCCACCATATCTGCCTCTATCATGTTCTGATACGACTTCCTGTTGTCAGCCGCCATAGCATCCTGAGCATATGCCTGAACGGTAAATAACCTATCAGACATTCCATTAACTACTATATCAACAAACTTAGGTATAATAGGAACTGGTGTCCAATCTAGATTCAAATAAGATAAGTCACCGTCTACCGCTAACTCACTCTTATACTTCGCTACTGATTGTTCTCCTCTTGCATATAACCTTAGTTTATGGAAGTCAACCCATTGGTTGTAGTACCTACAACTATTACCTGACCTCTTAAACCATTCATACTGGATTGATTTACCTACCTGTAATCCATACTCTGCTGATGCTTTCTGAGCATCAGTTGCTAATTGATTGGGAAAATTAGTAGGATTTACTGCTATGGTAGATTCCTTCATTTATTTAATGATTTGGCTTATGTTTCCTTTGTTACTATATCTTGCAAAGATAACAGATATTTTTGACTCTTCTTTAGTTGGGGTGTAAATATGCTTCTGATTTGCCATAATTGCTAGTCCTGAGCTAATAGATGCATCATGTTTGGTCCTATTGTTGATGTCAAACTTAGCCCAATCTATTAATGTTCTATTAAAAAACATAGAACCTATCTCCTCAGAATCTCTGTATGTACCCTCTACATCAAACCCTACGTGCTTCTCTATGTAAGATTCAATAGCTGATGCGTGTGCCTGTTTTATGTCCTCCGATGAGTTTGGTATACCTCCAAGCTCTCTCTCTGTCTTAGATAGCTTATTATATGTCTTATCGGGTCTATTCATACAAAAGTGACGATATCCTCTATTTTTAAAGTGATATAGTATTCTTGCTTTGTTGTTCTCTATTAGTGCTGGCATTCCGTAAAAGATACACGCCATTAACACCTCCTCAAAGAATATCTC